CGTTCGGTGTCCAACTGTCAAATTGTTGGGAATAGGGCAGAAGGTTGGTGGCTGCGGGTACGATATAGCCATCCAGCAAAGCGTTTACTTTGGTACCTGAAAAGTAGCTGTCCAAGTTCAAGCGCAGAACATAGTCTACCGGCTGGCTCACCGAAGCTGTGATGTTGGCCGGTGTACCGTAAGTACCTGCGCTATCAATCGCCGCCGCCCAATAATTGAACGTGCCTGCGACCTGCTCAAACACGGTGGCAAAAGTGCTGTTGCCGTTGCTGCCCACCAAAGCGCCTGCGGCCCAACTGGCACCTTTGCGTACCTCATAACTCGCTACTGGTAAGCTGCCCGCAACTGGTGCTCCCCAGTAAATCAAAACATTGTTGTCAAAAATTTCCACCCGTAGGCCCGTTACCTGACCAGGTATGGTTACAGAGGATGTCAAATTGCCTGCTGCGCCAATGTTGCCAACTATGTCTACAGCGGCCACCCAGTAAGACTTGTTGCCAGCGTAATCCACACGGCGTTTGAAACTGTTGGCCTTGGTACTGGCCACAAAGGCTCCAGCAGCAAAACTCGCGCCTTCGCGAATCAAAAAATAATCAAGCAAGAAGCTGGAGGTAGGCGTAGTGAAGCTCAGAATTTCATCCGGTCCACTAAGCGCGTAAGACACCACAGGTGCTGCTGGCGCCATGACCACTATGCTTGTTGTAGTGTCAGAGGTGCTATAGATGCCGCTTGTATCTTTAGCTTTGATGCGGACAGTGTAGGTGCCTGCCGTTTGCATTTTCCATGGGTAGCTCAGGCTAGGCTCGTTGGCAATAAGTGCTGCAAAAGGCCAACTGGCACCATCCACACGCAACTCGTAGGAACCTATATCTACGTCGGCTACGGCGGGCCAACTCAGGCGCACGCCAGTCTGCTCGAAGGCATAACTCAAACTGGCCACATTGGCAGGCGGTAAAGCCAGACCCAGAACCGTGTAGCTCAAAGTCACAGGAACACCAGCAAAAATATCGCTGTAAGGCCGCAGTTCCAAATCCCAAGTCTGTGCCAAACCGCCTGTCCAAGTTGCTCTTGAGTTGTTCGTCGTCCCAAGAAGTTCCTTGCGTGTACCTGTCAACGCTCCCCACAACTCACAACGAGAGAATTGGCCCTTCACGTAAAAACTTACAGTCAGCTCAACTGCGTATGTGTTGCCTTGCCGTTTCAGTTGCTCGGTCACTACAGCACCGCTGACAACTGGGACTCCTTGGGCAAGCAGTGACGTGTTGGGGGGTGCCGTGTAAGCGCCTGACCATACGTAAGTCCAGAACTCATCGCTCTCCGGCACCATGGTGACACGGGCACCAGCCATGTTGCCGTTAGGCGCAATGTCTGCCACACGCACTTTCTGTCCAGGTGTTGCTTTGAAGTCGTAAATCCAGACTGAATCCATAACCGGGTTGCTTGCGCTGTCCCCCGGTACCGCTACACCGCCGGGCCAAGCGCTGGTTAAAGTAACTTGGCGAGATTTTCCAGGGGTAACTTGGTAGGCGTTGTCCACAGGCATAGCCAAGGCGCTGGTAATTTGGCTGGCATCCTGCAGAGACGCACCCCACGCGTAAAGATTGGTACCGTTGGGTATGGGGCCATATAGGCCTAGACCAATGAAGGGAGACAAACCGTTGAACCCGCTCAGGTTGGCTTGAAATAGTTGCCAAGTTGTTGTGACCGTGAACGTCGTGCTGGCGGCAGACACGTAAGTAGCATCTGAGATATAGATTTTGATCGAAGCTGTACCAGAAGCTACTCTCAACCAAACAGAGCCTTTGAAGGTTTTTCCTGTGTTGTAGCCAAGAGCCACTGTCGCGTGATAAGTCAGTTCAGCCCAAGTTCCTGATGTCGTTGCATTACGCACCAGCAAGTCAGCAGTCATCGTACCGTCGGGTGCTGCAGCAGCATCTGGCGTCAACGTAAAGCAGGAATTAAGCGACCAAGGAGCTGTCCCAAACGCTGACGGATAGGCGACAAGGTTCATTGCTGTCAGCCCTTTCACGATCTGCACTCGTGTTAGGAGGATACTTTTTCCAGGCGTGATTGAAGCAGCACTATCTGGGTAATAATAAAATCCGAAACCCTCCGCAGTAGAAAATGTTTTACGTACCTCAATCAGGGTAGGTTCATCCGTCAAACCGGTAATATCGCACAGCGAGCCGTTGCCTCGCACCAAAGTTCCAGGACCACTTATTATTCTGGCGGAAGCATCTGCCTGCAGACCCCAAAAGCTGACGTTACCATACATGCCGAACTGAAACTGTGAACTTGTCCCCTTCTGTACAGCGAAAGTAATTATCCGGGTATCGCCGACGGCTGCGTAAAGATTACCTTGCGCAAAATACTCACCAGTGCCAGCAGAGACGCGAGCTAACTCATAAAAGAGAGAACTCAAGTAATACTTCGTTGTAGCAGTTACAGACAGATTTGTTGACCAAGCAACATTAGTCAAATTTTCAGAGTACAGAACGATATTTGTCGGCTGCAACGTACAGCCAAAAATACGGTATTGCTTCTCACCCCGCAGGCGCAAGCCGATGTACTTTGTCGTCACGCCTGTGGGTGACGCATCTGGCAACAGGTCATCCAATGTCAATGTCAGAATGCCTGAATTGTTCACCGCACTGGCGATGCGACCACCATAACCCCACTGCGTCACGTCATGACTCAGAGCAATAACAGTACCCCGCCGGAATGTCAGGTGTTCAAGGTCTACCTCACACATGATGCTCTTGCGCTGGTACGTGTTTTGCGCCATCGAAAAGCGTGCCAGTTGAGCAGCTTGTACCTCGGTGGTCACACCCATCAAGCGCTGCCGGCCTGTGCTCAGAACAGTGGTTGTACCTGGCGCCAGAATCCGTACTGATTTCCAGAGGTTGCCTCTGTCTCTGTCGAAGTAGCTGTACTCAACCTCGTCGGCTGTTTCCCCGGTGAAATAATCAACACTGAAAGTCTTCACTTTCATGGCTGCCATGTTGATGACACACTCCACCGGGTCAGACTCGCTGAACCAGACAACACCAAACTTTCCGGTGTGCCAGCTTACAGATCCTAGGCCTGCACCGGCAATACCCTCAAGCAAGTCGCTGATACTCAGAGTCTCTTGCAGGTAGTAGTCGAACGTAAAATTCTTTGTGGTGCAACGCACCATGAAATTTTGAAATGCAGAAATGTCAATCTGTGCATCTGGCAAGCCTAGACCTGCAACCAGCCTGCTGTTGCTGTCGTAAATGCCGCGTGCAAGAAGGAGCATCAAGGCTCCTGGATTGCTCAAGCCTGTAGCGCGAGAAGTAGCTGTCACCCAAGCAGAGCCATTCCAGTAAGGGCAAGGCTTCATGACAGCCATGCAGTTGAACTCCTCCAGCGAGCCGTTTAGCTGGCCACTGGCTTGCACATCCAAACCAATCCGACCTTGCCCTGCATAGTTCCCCAAGTCTGACTGGAACGTGCGCAACTGCACCCACTGTATCGTGTTCTGTCGGTTCGTGGCTGTTTCATTGGGTGTCACTTTCTGGACACGGACATCGTACTGCCCTAGCGTCACATAAAGTGAGTACGACCTGCGCAGAGGTTTTGTATCCGCATTGGTCAAAAGAACCTGATTGCTTGCGCCAACGAAAGGCTGCCAGCTATTGGCACCAGCGACGCTGTACTCCATCTGCAGATAGGTGTTGTTTGTCTCAAAGGCGCCTGTCGCCGTATTGGTTACAAACAGCGTGCCGTCAATGTCAACAACAAGCTGCAGCGCATTGGTGCTGCTGGTGCGCACGGTAAACGCTGGAGTTCCCGTCGGGTTGTCTAAAAGACCGCCTGCGATGGAGTCTACGTTACCGTCACCACCTTTCTGGATGCTGGGATAGACGGTACCCATCCCCACCATGAACCCTCTGGCAGCTTCTTGTGCCCCCAGTACAAAACCGGAGGTATAGCTATTTACGTTACTCACTCCAAAGAAGATTTTTGCGACATTGGTGTAGTTGCTCAATGCCGTCTGCCCCAAACGCAGGGTATTTACGCTGTCGCAGTTGAAGCCAATGCAGAGCTGCTGATGGACGTACTGCTCCCCGTTGTAAAAATAAGTGTAAGGTTGTGCAGCCATGTCAGGCACGCAGTAGGGCTCGCCCAGAACCAGCCCCATAGGCTCGTAAGGGCGTAGAGCATTGCGCCCACCCCCCAAACTGTAAGTCGGGCTCTCTGTCTGAGCGCCCAGCTCCGCCTGACTTGCCGTCGCTTGCGGCCCCAATAAACGGTTGATAACTGCAGAACCTGCCAAGTAAGCTACACCTGCAGCAAGGTAGCCCACAGTGCCCGTCAGGCTCAAGAAGCTACCCGACAAAATACCGCCAGTCCCCAACGTGAAATACATGAGCGTAGCCACTGCCACCAACTTGATAACTTCCTGCCGCATCACGCGTCGGGCTTCAATCAAATGCCCGTGTTTCGGGCGCACACGCCCCCACATTGTTTCAGGGACTGCCAAGCCGCCAAGCTCGACTACCCAGCCTTCGCCAGAGCGTACATCGTGCCGCTCCAGGAATACCGCCAAAGTCTCACCTACCTCAAGTGCAGCCACCTGCGCCGTGTACTTGCGCTGTCCTTGCGTGGTAATTGGATTTGGCGTGACGACCAAAGCCATTTCGTTGTTTGAGACAATCTCTTGGACGGCTTTCTCTACGACGTCATCAACCGTCTTATCCAAGCGGAATTCGGATTTAAAATCTTTTTTCATGGAACAGCTTTCCATGCGTAGAAGCCTTCGACACGCAAACCCCAGCGTGTCAAGTCGTCAAGTCGTTGCAGCGCAGCACTACCGATCTTGGCGCTGTTGTGCAGCACCCAGACTGTCTCACCTTGCATGAAGGCGGTGCCAATGTGCCACATCAAGACTTTTCCAGCCTGCTCCCAAAGAAGCACGCCACAACCGTCGCAGGCAATGGCCACAGGACTCGCCAGATCGGCCTGTAACCGCTTTATCTCTCTGGCCTGACCCATTACCCCAGCCGGGCGGTTGCGTGCCTGTGGGATGTCTACAGTCCGGCCAAACATTTCAAGCTGGACTTTGGCAGCCAAGTCAGCGCAGTCGAACACGCCTGACTCATAGGGAATGCCGACATAGCCTTGGGCGCGATCAAAAGGTATCATTCAGCAAACACTCCGGGAGCGTTTACCATGTCGAAACGCACCAGCACAGCAGGCTTTCGCAACATGGCGTCTGGCCCCATGTTGGCGCTGATAGTGCTGACATCCATGCTTATGCCGGTCAAAGGTGACACGAACTGCCACTCAATCACACCCGGAGTTGCCCGGTTAACGACTGTGACCGTAGCCTGTAGAGCGGCACCAGGAGGCAGACGTTCCAGCTCGGCTGTCAATTCTCTACCAGTGTTGTCCATCTGCAGTCGGGCGCGTGGCACCTGCCCGCTTTTGTCATCCGGGAAAGTCCAAGCGAAAGGAATGCCGATATAGGTATCACCCAAAGTCGCGATATTTTTCGTGTCACTCACCAAGCGCACGCCAGACGTGAATGAGGCATGGTCAATTTTCAACAGCACAAGAATGCCATCTGAATCATTGACAGCATGTAGACTTCCAACTGTTGTCGTTGATAGGCTCATAGGGATTTAAGCCATTCAACTTTGAACGACCTATGTGACGCAGCGAAGTGACTGCTGTGCGGCTGCAAGGCACCAATATCACCGTTGACGATCCTGGCCTGCACGACAACAGCCGTGCGTGGTGATGTCCAGTCAAAGAAACTGGCACCGGCTGCAATGCTGGTATAGAACCAAGTATCAAAGTCAGCAATGGCCTGCTTCGTCTTGAGGAGTAGGGAAACGGTTTCCGTCACCACCACATCAGATTGTATTTTGCGCTGTCTGGCAAAACCTCGTTCCATCTCGGTACGGGCAATGATGCCTCCGAAGGCTTCGGAATATCCGTCAAAAAGAATCGTCCCACCGGTGAAAAAAGCAGTCATCGTTGTTTAACCTATGGCTGGACGCAGGCCGAATCTGGCACCAATCGCTTGACCGAGATTACCTTGGCCTGCCGACATGTTATCAGATAATATGTCCTCGATGGCACCTACCATGACATGAATGTCCATGTTGTTGCCGTTACGCGTCTGCGTTACTTTACCAGTCTGGCCTGCTGGTGTCTGGACAAAGACGTTCACGATTGGCGCAGCACCGCCGCCTGACGATGCCACACCAAGCTTGCCACTGCTGTTGCGCTGGAGCGGCAGAATAGCTTCTGGCCCAGCCTCTCCCATTTGGCCAAGATTGAAACCACCCCCATTTGCATACTTGAACATCGTGGGAGATGTGATAATGCTGTTGGTGAAAGCGCCACCGTTGGCATAAGGGACAGGCCCGAAGTCTGTGGGGGACATTGGAGGCCCACCACCCATGCCAGGCAGCAAGTTGAGGAGAAAATTAAGAAGTCCACCACTCTTCGATGCAGCCGCCAGAGGCTGCATAATGCTTTGCTGAATCTGGATACGAATCAAATCTCTTACGATGCTGGTAGCCAAACTGGCGAAGTCAGCCTTTCCCGTTGTGACGAAGCTGACCAAAGCGTCTTCCATCCCCTTAAACGCATTGGTGACCAAGCTCCCCACCTGGGATGCTGTGTTGGAAACGCTGTCGAGATAAGTATCCAAGGCCAGCTCGATACTCTTTGTACCTGCGCGCTCTTCTTGATACAAGACCTTCTTGCGCTTACCCTCAGCATCCGCACCTGCCATGATTTCTTCCCGGCGCTGTTCCACATGTAAAGCAGCTTTGTCTGCTGCACGAGCAAGCTCTTCGTAACGGCTTACCTCACGATCAGAGCCTTGATCCATGCGCAGCCAATAGGCATCAGCCTCTTTCTGTGCCTTGTCATAAAAACCCCGCAGCACTTCCAAGTTGTCAGCAAATTGCGCTTTGTATGAGGCAGCAGCGGTATAAGCGACACGCTGCGCCGGTGGCAAGCTTGCAGCTTCTTTCTCGGCCTGCGCTCTTATTTCAAGCTGGTCGTTATGCACTCGAATGGCTGTGCCGAGCTTCTTAAATGCCTCAGCCTCATCGGAAGTATGCTTGCGTAAGTTACTCCCAGCCACCCGTTGCTGTGCTATGTAAAAATCATCAAGCTGATTTTTAGCCTCTTCAGTAGAGGTTGCCAACATTTTAAGAGCTTCTATTCGTGAAGAGTTAAACGCAGCAGCCTTCGCCGGGTCTTTCGGGGCAGCGGCATCTTCCAATGATTTTTTGGCCTTATCATTGTGCTCAGTGATAGCTTTGAGCATGTCAACATAATACTTGTCCGTGCGCTGCAAGGAATCAAAGTAACCTTCCGACTCCGTAAGACTTCTGTCAGCTATGGCGCCTTTGATAGCAGCTTCATCCTCGCGGTAGGCTTTCTCCAAGGTCGTCTTGTGCTGCGTGTAATACTTGTTCTCAGCCTTGGTGAGATTGGCTAAAGACTCGGTGTGGTTCGTGTCGTCCACGCCTTGTGTGCCTATGACTTTTGGAATCTTTGTACGCTGGGCTTCAGCAGCAGCATTGAGCTGACCAACTTTACTGGCCATCTTGATCAGCAACTCATAAGCTTTGGAGTCGGTTACGAAGCCGTCTAACTTTGCTTGCGCCAGTTTTACAGCATTATCTACGCTCTCTTTGCGGGCATTCTCTTGAGGCGTAAGTGTATAAACACCGTGTTCCTTCAACCTAGAGCCATTACCCGCTGCCGCAAGTGATCGATTAACGGCTGCTTGGTCAGCTTTTGCTACCTCAAGATTTTTAACTAAATCTTGTTGGTCGCTATGCCTCTGGCGGATACCCTTCGTTTCGTCAAGTGTCAAACCTTCCCGTTTAACGTCATTGATATCACTCAAACGCTTGTACTCTGCTTTCAAGCCGGCTATGTAGTTATCTGCGCCAATCGTGAGGTTTTCCCTGGCTGTAGAAGCCTTGCCAGTCCAGAATGTCCATAACTCGTAAGCAGACCAAACCAGCGTAATGGCGGGAACCAACCGCGACAGAAAGCGAAGAGCGATGCCTGCTTTGGACACTATATTTGCGAGGAAACCACCCGTAGCAGCAGCTTGTGTTGCAGAACTGGCAACTGCCGTTTTTGCGACAAGTGTCTGAGCGGCGGCAAGCTTTGTCGTAGCCTCTGCTGCGATAGTCATTTCAACACTGGTCTTGGTAGCAACAGCCCCTAAAGCAGCGAGGCCTGTATTAATACCCATGGCAGCTTTCAATGCGAAAATAGCACCACCAATTGTCAGCAGCACGTCCCCCCACCTGACGAAGGCCAGAATGACATCACCGACCAACAAGGCCATACGCTTCAAACCTTCTTTGAACTCCTCGGAGCCAAAGACTTTTTTCATATCCGCCGAGAACTGGAGAATCTGAGGCTGCAAGCTGTCAAAAGTCTCGGCGAAAGTTGCCTCCATCGCTGACTTGATGCCTTTCAACTGATTCAACGGCGTCTGCATCATGCGTACATAGGCGATAGATGTAAAGCCTATGTTGTCACGAATCTTTGCATCCAACTCTTCAAGGTAGCTGGCTACTTTAATTTTTCCGTCTGCAGCAGCTTTGACAATGCCGTCTGCCATCTCACTCATTTTTTTGGCAGTTTCTGGCCCGATGATTTTGTCCAAGGCAAGTGCTGAAGAACCTGGACGGCCACCTCGCTCACTGAATACGTCTTGGAATTTTCTATTCTGGGTCAAGGCGTCAAACTTCTCCATGCCCAGAGCCAGTTGCTTGATGATATCCAGCAGTGGCCGCGCTTTTCCTGCCGCCTTCTCGAAGGCGTCTACACCAAGACTCCCAAGTGCTGCTCGTACCTTCGGCGTGCGGCCTGCCAAATCGGCGTACATGTTACGCAACTGTGTACCAGCGGCTGTACCTTGAATGTTCAAGTTATTCAGTAAGGCCGTGCCAAGTGCCATGTCCTCCAGCGTGACCCCATATTGGGTGTTGATGACGGACGCAGCTTTGAAAGCAGCGCTGATGGAATCGACGCTGGACTTGGACACCGCTGCTGTTTTGGCAATCACATCTGAAATGTGGCCATAAGACGACGCGGATAAATTGAATGCGGTTGCGATACCTGAGAGTGCCTCAGCCGAGGTCTTCATGCTGGTATCGCCAGCGACAGCTAAGTGCAAGACCTCTGGGATGGCCCGGCTTACCTCCAAGGCATTCAAGCCAGCCAAGGAAAGCGTCTTCATGCCTTCTGCAATTTCTTTCGGCCCCATGGAGCCTGATCGAGCCATCTCCAGCATCTGGCCTGTCAAGGCCCCAACAGCACCAGCAGACTCCTCAGATAAAACACGGATCGTCTCAAACGTGTTCTGTACACCGAGGCCAGTTTTCATGACCCCAACAAAGCCCGCCGCCAACGCCGCACCGGCGATCAAAGGCGCCGTGCTGCCGTAGGTCAGCCAGACCTGACCAAAGCCGCCTGCAAGGCCCCTGGCAGCCGCGTGAGCATCATTCATGTCAGCAGCGAGTGCTTTGACCAGTGGGCTGGCTTTGGCGTGGGCTTCGCCTAAGGTTTTAACACCAGAAGCGGCAAGCCGCAGTTCGGCTAGCTGTGCTCCATTTACCAGAGTATATGACGGCGTTGAAGAAGGTACTCCGCCAGCCTGAGCAGCGCCAGCAGACTTTGCTCGTAGCTTTGCAGTTAAGTCAGCTTGCGCTTGGGACTCTTGTAGAGCTGCAGCTTGAGTTTTCAAGTAATAGTTTTGAGCTTCCAACTTGGCTTTGTTTGCTGCTTTTGCAGCAGCAATTGCCTCAGCATCGTACCGGCTCTGCAAGGCCAAGCGCTCGTTGCCGGCAGCCTGTTCAGCAGCTACCGTACCTTGCAAGCTCTGGCGAGTTAGTTGGCTGACAACCGTCAAGTCGTCTTTGACTTTTTTTGTACGCTTATCACCTGCGCTACTCATCCGAATAGTGCCGTCTTCAAAATGCTTATTCAGCATATCAAGGCTGGCCTTGATACTTGCCACATCCGTCGCTATCTGCGCCTGCAGCCCCTTCAAAGGGCTTTGTATGCCAGGCCCCACTCCCAGCTTTGCCAGTCTGTCCTCAAGGTCTTTTAGCTGGCCAGCCGCGACAGATACATTGATGTGCAGGGTACTCATAGAGCCATTATCGCACGCGCTTACAGGTCACTCAACCTCTGGCTTGTCTGCTTTGGCACGTTCAGCGCGGTTGTTCAGGTAGAAAATGTCCATGGGCTTGATCTGGTGCATCAAGTTATCACGGACTTCCACTGACTCGATTTTGTAGATGGCAAAATAACTCAGCATGTCGTTCATGCTGATGGGTGCAAGGTCACCCATGCCAGTCACGCTACGCCACTCACAAAGGGTCTGGAATGCATCAAGATAGAAGCCCTGTCGGGGTAGTACCTCCGGCATGTCCTGGAGCGCCTGTGGCTTCTTTCCTGTGTCCCGCTCAAGTTCCCGAAGGAACTTGAGTTCGGAACCCCAACTCGCCTGCCAGCTTAGGCAGGCTTGGAGTTTTTTGCGTCCACCGCGTCCTGTTCGACCTTGTAGGCTTGGAACTTATCGGCTTCCTTGGTGACCATCTCACGGAAGTCACGGTGCGACAGCATGGCACGGGCATTGGTGTAGCTGTAAATGGCGTCACCTTTGTACTCGATGTTTTTCCAGCCCAGCAAGACGCAGGAAGCTAAGGCGTGGGCAACCATCTCGTCAACTTTGTCGTTGGCAGCCTGCGTGTCTTTGCTTTCCAGCAAGGTCTTGTTAGCCTCGTACTGCTGCGTCATGACGCGACTGTAACGCTTGGTGCCGGTACGGGCTACCAGAATCTCTGCCGGTTTTTCATCCGTTCCGCCGATGCGTACCCAACGCCCTTCTTCTTCGAGCTTAGGGTCGGTAGCGAATGCTGCAAAAATGTCCATGTTTATTCCTTGGGTTAAAAACATAGTATATCGCAGTTTTGTCAGAAATAAAAAGGCCCACCGAAGTGGGCCGTAAACTGCGGGAGGCCACAGACCAAGGAGGGATTCAGGTGTTAGACAGAGGCGCCGACACGATCAATGAAGAGTGTCTTGCGCAGAGCTGCCGTGGCATTCAAATCATCAGCAAAAGCTGTCCAGGTAAAGTCAGCCATCACGTCCGTGTTCTTTGCGCCATTGGTGATTTTGACGCTCATCAGCATCACGCGAGGAAAGGTGAACACGTAGCCGTTGCCTGCCACGTCTTGGCAGCCCACAGTGATGGCTGTATAGGTGTCAGACAGGAACTTGTCATACAGCGAGGCGGTCTCGAAATAAACCGATAGGTTGCCGGTGACGGCAAAGTCGCCAACGCCGATACCCAACGGGCCAAGCGTACCGATGCCGGTTTGATTGCGCATGTTGTTATCGATGGAAAAGTCCATCGACTTTATTCTTGTGGTAGACGGCACACCGGCTTCCCAGATGACGCCCACACCGGTGACACCATTCTGGATGTCATAGGTCTTGGATGCCACCATGGTGCCTGGCAAAATCGTGGTTGCAGAACGCACGGCATTCTTGCCCATGAAGGAGAAGGAACCGTCGGTGAGCGCACCGGCGGCAAACTTCAAGCCCATCTTCGACACGTACTGGCCTTTGTAGGCAATGAACTGGCCGATGTCAGACTGTTGCTTTTCCAGCGTGTAAAAAGTTTCAGTCACGCCATTGGTCAAGCGCGAAGAGCGCAGTTTTGCGCCGGCAGCGGAAGTCACAACGTTAGCTGGCGTGCTGGCGTCCAGTGTAATGACAGTCGTTGTTGGAGCCACAGAGGTGGAGACGCGCAGCAGCTTCTTGTCGTTGGCGTTGGCGGCATGGCTGACTTGAAACCACTGGCCCAACTGCAAGAGGGTGAAAGCGTCATTGCCTGTAGGTGCCACCGAAGCGGTGATCGTGGTGGCAGTGTAAGCTGCAGAGAAGGATACGGCTGTTTCACCCAGAGTACCGTAGACTGTGTACGCACTCAACAGAGCAGTCTCAAGGAAGGGATCGTATTCGTTGTACTGGAAGTGGATATTGATGTCACCGCCAGCACTGGCGTCCACGGTAACCGCACCAGAAAGCTGACGGTCTGAGCGAATCTCTTTGCTCGTCTCTTTGGTCTGGTTGAAGTCAAGACTTTCCCCTGTCATGCGCAGGTTGACGCCGTTGCCCGCACTCGGTGTGGTGCCGAAAACAGACTCTCGGATATAGCGCATCTGTGCGCGGCTGGTCGAGGCAAGTGAGGACATTTGGAAGACTCCTTAAGATAGATGGAATTATGCCATATCAGGCGGGTTCGTGATACCAGAAATCGACTAAAGTAACTAGGCAGTGCCAGCCCAACCGGTCAACCGAACGCTGTGGGCGTGCTACCTTGGTGCGCACCAGTGACCAGTTTTTTAGTTGCAACGCCGACGTAAAGTAGTCCATCAGCTTGTTGGCATCCGATGTGCCTCGCCCTGTCTGCACACAAACGGCCAGCATAATCTGCCCGTAAATGCCCACCAATGGCGCTGCGCCCAAATCCATTTGTTGGCCATCGTAATAAACGATGTCTACTGCCAAGTAAGGATTGACCTGTGCTGTGAAGTCGATAAAGTCGCGGTTCTCATAATCAACCGCAACTGTATAGCCTGGCCATGCAGCGGCAGCAGCTTGAATGGCTGTCGAGATGTCTGTTTGGGCAACTTCACGGCTCATAGAACGGCATGCTCATGTTTGGTTATGGTGTACGAGAACAAAGCCACTTTCTGAGACACCAAGTTGACGGGGCGCAAAGCCACACGACCGTCTTCTATATTCTGTGCCAAGTCACCACCTTTGTCATCAGGCGTGGCATTGGTGATGTAAACGTCCTGCCCCCAGAGCACTTGGGGTTTACCCTGCATTCTGGCAATCGTCTGAGAAACAACCGGCTCGGCACCCAACCAGAAAGGCGACTTGCTATGGCGCATAGCCCGCTTGTTGGGGCTCTCCGTGTAGCTTTCGTCAGGCTTCCCTGTGGAAAAGTTCCAGTTGCTGGCAAGGTTTTGGCTCCACTGTGGTGAAGTGGAAACGATGTCTGAAAACACCTTGCGTGAAAATGTATCGACCTTCTTACCCGCCTTGAGCTTCAGTACCTCAAGCTCTGCCGCAAGCTCTGCCCTGAACCTGCCAAGGTCGACATTGACGTCTATCATGCGGGCCTCGCATGAATAGCCCAAGCATCAAGCTCTGTTTGCAGAGAGACGATGCGCCAGTCCTTGGATAGCATATTGAAAGTTCTGCCGACTTTCGGTGTCAGAGCCGTGGTTGGCACAAGCACAGTGCGATCACCAGGCTTCAAATCAGCCTCAGCCCACGTCCGCCACCGGTAGAACTTCACCGCCTCGATTTGCACCACCAAGCTCGTCACGGTCGGGCCAGTAAAAGCGTCCGTCACCGGGTTGTAAACGCTGGCAGCAAAGACCGCAGACTGGCTCCAGTCCGCGTCCAGCTCGTCGCTCTGTGACACTCTCAAATTTTCTGGTGCGACGTAGCTCTGGCGCACCCTTAGAAGACGGGTGCCTACCTGCAAAAACTTGCCCTGCGTTGTGGCTTCGTCGGGTGCGAAGTAGATGTCCCAGAAAGTTCCAAGTTCGCTGTCCGTCTGCTGATTCACTGTGTCTTTCAAGTACTCTGCGTACCCGTAAGCCGTAGTGCCCAGAGTCGCGCTGCAAGCCTGCGCAGGCGTCAGCACCTCGAACAGGTCTGTGGCTTTTCTGAGGTTGTAGGTCTTGCGTACATCCGTACCCTGAAAGGAATCGTTCAGAGGCAGGCCAGCGATCCAGGCAAGGCCTCCTACGTTCACGCAGGCCCTCGCTGGCACGGAGTATTTCGGCGCCACACTGAGCGTTCTGCGGCGCAACGTCGAACCCACGCTGGACACGTCTTTGAACTCGCTCAGTTGGCCCTTGAAGACAAACTGCTTGGTGTACGCGTCGTAGACTTTCTCTTGGTCGAAGTAAGAGGCGACATCCAGCATCTGCATGTCAAACCCCGGTGACTGGATCGAAGCCTAGAGCAGCCGTACTGGCATACCTGCGTGTCGCTGTGACTGAGGTTGTTGCAGCGGGGTCAAGTATTGCAAGTGTGGCAAGTACTTTGGCCTTCAAGCCTGACAGCAGCCCGTCGATGTTGGCTTCAAGCCGTGCGAAAGGATCAGTTATTCTTTCCAGTGTGGCCTTGCTGTCCGTCAGCATTTTCGGCACCAGCATGGGCAAAGTAGCCAATAAATATTTTGCAACAAGTGTGGCGGAATACAGACGAACCTGCTCGTAATACCGTGTCTGTGTCGCCGTGCGGCTGCCCAATGCAGCCACCGTGGTGTACATCGTGCCAACCGTGGCACCTAAACCAAGCAGCCCCTCTGTGATTTCAAGCTCGCACATGGGCAGCAAAATCGTTTCGTCAGGCAGCTCCTTGTCATTTACGCCCAGCAGGGCGCGTATGGTTGGAGCGTCGGTATAGTCTGTCAGCATCTGACTATTT